CCAACCCATCACTTAAATATCTGCCAGAATTAAAAAAGATTATGGATGCCGAGTTTATCAAAATGAAATATACCCCATCTGTTGAAAGAGATTTTTATACAAAAAGAATGAATTGGCCAAAATCCAATGCTGATATAGCTGTTACCGACTGGAAAAACATCAAAGCTACTAATAAACCACTACCGGATTTAACAGGTTGGCAATGCGTAGCAGGCATTGACTATACAAAAATAAATGACTTAGCAAGCGTGGACCTGCATTTTAGAGATGGGGATATAAGATATAAAATATCTCATTCATGGCTATGCCTGCAATCAGCAGACTTAAAAAGGCTAAAAATACCATGGAGGCAGTGGGCGGATGAGGGACTGCTAACTCTAGTAGACGATGTAGAAATAAATCCGGAACTAATATCAGACTATATCTTTGAACAAATGCAATATTATGACATTAAAGGCGTTGCAGTAGATAGCTACAGATATACACTGATTAGCAAAGCCCTAAAAGATATTGGATTTGATAAAAACAACAAAAATTTATATTTAGTTAGACCGTCCGACATCATGAAAATTGTGCCTGTAATTGATAGTATTTTTATAAAACAAAATCTTATAGTAGGAGATAATCCGCTATTTAGATGGGCAACAAACAATACAAAATTAGTTGCGAGTGGCAAGAAACAAGGTACTGACACTGGCAACTATTATTATGCCAAAATCGAGGGCAAGAGTAGAAAAACAGATCCATTTATGGCCGGGGTACACTCATTTATCATAGAAGATTGGATTGATGAGAATGCGACCACTTTCGTTGACATACCGGTAATAACACTATAGAAAGGGGTGAGGATTTGGGTTTAATAAGTTTTATAAAAGAAAGGCTGAAAATTGGAACAACTCCCCTTAGTGGTAGAGATTTAGAAGCGGCCATAAGTGAAGCATATACAGAAATCTACATAAGGGAACTGGCTTTTTGGAGCTGTGTAAACATAGTAGCCAACGCAGTGAGCAAATGCGAATTTAAGACATATGTAAAAAGTGAAGAAAAGAAAGGGGTAGAATATTATCTTTGGAACATAGAACCAAACAAAAATCAAAATTCATCTGCCTTTATTCACCAACTTATTGCCGAACTATACAGAAACAACGAGTGTTTAGCTATTGAAAGTAATGGACAGTTGTTAATTGCGGATAGTTTTACTAAAAAAGAATATGCCCTGTATGATGATGAATTTACCGAAGTAACAGTAAAAGGCTATGTGTTTAATAAAACCTTTAAACAGTCGGAGGTTTTATATTGGCAACTACACCATACAGATATGAAAAAGGTTATTGACGCGCTTTATGATAGTTACGCAAAACTTATAGCATATAGCATACAGGCATACAAAAAATCCCGGGGAACAAGAGGAATCTTTAAAGTCGACAGCATACCTAAAGCGGGCACAATAGAATTTGAAGCCTATCAAGATTTGATTGGAAAAAAGTTTAGGCAGTTCATGGAAGCACCAGACGCTATCCTACCACTGGGAAGCGGGCAAAATTACGAGGATTTAAGCGCAAAAACATATTCCAATGAAAGCACCAGAGATATAAGGGCGCTAATTGACGATATCTCCGATTTTACCGCTAAAGGGTTTGGTATCCCGCCGGCATTACTTAGGGGAGATATACAAGGGACAAAGGACGCGGTGGACAATTTACTTACATTTTGCATAGACCCACTTGTCGATACGTTGCAAGAAGAAATAGTCAGAAAGCGTATAGGCAAAACAGAGTACTTAAAAGGCACTAAGTTAGTTATCGATACAAGGACAATCAAACATATTGACCTATTCGATATATACACAGCTATTGACAAGTTAGTATCAAGTGGCTGCTTCTCCGTCAATGATATAAGACGAGCCACAGGAGATGAGCCTATTAACGAAGATTGGGCTGACCAATACTTTATGACTAAAAATTACACATCTATTGAAGAGTTATTAAATGAAAGTCTATCAGAAAGGAGTGATTAATAAATGCAAAAATACTATTCATTGACCACACAAGACAACGAAGCCAATATAAACATTTACGGCGATATAACATCGTGGGAATGGTATGAGAGTGATGTGTCTAGTTACACATTATCAAAAGAGTTAGAAGGGTTAGATGTTGACACAATCAATGTCTATATAAATTCCTATGGCGGAGAAGTTGCAGAAGGACTAGCAATATACAATGCATTAAAAAGACACAAAGCCAAAGTTAAAACCTATTGTGATGGGTTTGCTTGCAGCATAGCCTCTGTAATTTTTATGGCTGGCGATGAAAGAATTATGTCAAATGCGTCTTTATTGTTTATACATAACGCATGGACACAGGCCAGTGGCAACGCCAACGACTTTAGGAAGCAAGCGGATGATTTGGACACCATTACCCAAGCCTCTGTAAATGCTTATATGAACCATGTTAACATCACAGAAGAAGAACTTAAAGAAATGCTTGATAACGATACCTGGATAACGCCGCAAGAAGCACTAGAAAAAGGATTTGCAACATCTATTGTCAGTGAAAGCAAGAGTAATAACCCAAGTCAAAGCGCTAAACACTTAATCATGGAAAGTGTGATGAAGCCTATAAGCGCAAGCAAAATTAATACTGGCACAATAACAGGAGTACAAGTCAATGCACCACAAGAACCCGAGATTACTCCGAATGTGGAGCCACAACAAAATACACTCAAAAACTTTTTAGCAGGATTTAAGACCTGCTAATTTTAATTTAAAGAAAGGATGATAAGATAATGAGAAACTTAGATTTAGTACAACAAAAAAGAACCGCAATTTTGGCAAGAATGAGCCAGGCTATAGCTGACAATAATCCAGAAGCATATTCCGAGGCATTTAATGAATTAGCCACATCTATCCAGGAAAGTGTAAAAGCAGAATACGAGCAAGCTATCCAGTCTAACGACTCCGCAATTTTGGCTCAAAGAGGATTTAGACAGCTAACATCCGAGGAAACAAAGTACTACAATACTTTAATCGAAGCCATGAAGCAGAAAAACCCTAAACAGGCGCTTGCTGACATGGATGTAGTTATGCCTAGAACCATTATTGATGATGTGTTTGAGGATTTAGTAACAACCCATCCGCTGTTAGAAGCTATTGACTTCCAAAACGCAGGAGCAGTAACGGAGTGGCTGATAAATGCTAACACCGACCAATTAGCAACATGGTCTCCTTTATGCGCAGAAATCGTGAAAGAACTCACATCCGGATTTAAGAGGATAGACCTACAGCAGAATAAATTATCCGCCTTTATTCCTGTATGCAAAGCTATGTTAGACCTTGGTCCTGTATGGCTTGATAAGTATGTTAGAACAATCCTCTCCGAAGCTCTCTATCTTGGACTTGAAGATGGTATCATAAACGGCAAAGGACAGACACAGAACTTACACGAGCCTATTGGTATGAGAAAAGACATGAAGAAAGCAGTAGACCCCGATACAGGTTACAAAGACAAGGATAAAGTTGTAATGAACTCTTTAGATCCCGAAACATACGGTAGTGTTTTGGTAGAGCTTGCAGAAACTGAAAACGGGCATGCAAGGGTTATTGATAGTGTAATATTAATAGTTAATCCTAAAGACTACTTAACCAAGATTATGCCTGCAACAACTCCAAGATCAGCAGACGGTACTTATGTTCACAATGTCTTCCCCTTCCCTACTACTGTTATCCAGTCTGCTAGAATGCCAGAAGGTGAGGCTATTATGGGATTAGGCAAGAGATATCTCATGGCCGCAGGAACCGGCAAGAGCGGAAAGATTGAATACTCTGACGAATACCGCTTCCTAGAAGATGAAAGAGTATATCTAACCAAATTTTACGGACATGGCCAGCCTAAAGACAACAACAGCTTTATCTTACTTGATATTAGTGAGTTAAAGCCGACAATACAAAAAGTAATCACTGTAGCTGAAACGCCGGAAGTTTAAGGAGGCATAAATGAGGGTTAAGGTTATAAGAGATTTTATTGACAAGGAAACTAAGACCCTCCACAAAGCAGGAAGCAAAATAGAAGTAACCAAAGGGCGGTACGAGGAAATAAACTCTACCGCCCATGGTATTTTTGTGGAGGTAATCCCGGCAAAGAAACAGACCAAAGCCGCCAGTAAAAAGTAGGTGATAGCATGGCATTACTTGAAGAGTTATTGGCTGACGTCAAAGTATATCTAGACATCACATGGGACGATGAGAACACGGATAAAAAGCTTAGAGGTATTATTCAACGCGGAATGAAATATCTGAACTCTGTGGCAGGGGCCGAATTAGATTATTCCGCCGAAGACCAGCCCAAGGAGCTACTACTTGATTACTGCCGATATGTTCGGTCAAATGCGCTTGAAGAATTTCAGAAAAACTACTTGCATGAACTTCTTTCCCTCCAAATAAACGAGGAGGTGAAACGATATGAAGAAGCCGAAAACGCAGACGTTTAATGATGGCGTATTGACAGTTTACAGGGTTGGCAATATAGCGGCGCTTGGGGACAGGCCTAAAGAGGGGTTAATACTGAAATTTGACAACGCAGTCCCATATGAAGAAAGGACCGTTGGCGTGACAAGATTTATTACTAATAAGCAAGAACAATCTATCATCGAACAACTCTTAAGAATACCCCGGGTAAACGGCATAGCCAGGGAAGATATTGTAATCCCTATTGACGGCGAACAATACCGAATCAAACAGGTACAAACTATAAACGACGTAGAACCGAGATGTTTGGATTTATCGTTAGAAAAGGTGGTGACCAAGTATGACATTAAAGGAGATTAAAGAGTTTTTACTTGGCATTACCTTAAATGTTTATCACTATGAAGCATGGCAACAGCCGGACACCTATATAGTGTGGGCGGAAGACGGAGAAAGCGACGCAATTCATGGTGATAACAAAAAACTGAAGCAGATACTAGATGTCACTATTGATGTGTATACAAAGGATGAATATCCGGAAATCATCGAGCAGTTACAGCAGGGGTTTAATGACAAAGGCATTCCGTTTGAACTACTGTCAATTCAATACGAAAAAGACACCAAATATGTGCATTATGAATATTTGATACAGGCGGTGGTCTAATGGCAAAAATGGAAATGAGGGGCTTTGAAGAAATAGAGTTGACGCTATCCAAATTGGCCGATCCCGAACTGACAAAAGATGTTGTAATGGCCGGAGCGCAACCTGTAGCTGATGAAATACGAAAAAACCTTGAAGCGCTCCCTAAAGATAAGTTTCGCAGACTTAAAAAAGGGGAGGTATTTGTCGGTGTTCCCAGACAACAGAAACAAGATTTATTAGACAG